AGCCGCCCCAGCACCACCGGGCAGCATCCCCCGAACCATACCGAGACCCTTACCGATCAACCCACGCGCAAGATACGCACCCGTACCCAGCTCCAAAATACCACCGGGTCCAATCGGAGCAACCGCCGGAGCCTGCGGAGCCTGCTGGGTGTTGTCGGTGTTGTTGGTGGTCATAACTTAGTTCCCCGCCCAAGTGAAACCGTTGCGCCCGAAACCCCACTGGGCGGGGGCGAACAGCTTGCGCATCATGTCCTTCTTCGCCTGCGCCGCGTGGGCCTCAAACGAAGCGCGAAACTCGGCGGCACGCTGCGGGCTACCAGCATCGTGGTCCGCGATGCGCAGCGCGAGATATGCCGCCCAATCCAACATCTCCAGATGGTGTATCTCCGGTATCTCCGGGGTCGCCGTAAGATCGGACAACACAAAATCATTCAGCGGCAGCCGCACCACACGCAGCCGCACCGGCTGGGCCAGATACGGAGCCGCCGGGATCGGAAAGGTGGTCAAAGTAACTACGGATCGTTCCCCGCCATCCGTCTCCGAGAGCTGCTCATCGGTCGAGTAAGCCAGCACCTTACCGGGCGGCATGGTCGAGAGGTTCTGCGGATCGAAAAAGTAGGGGTCGGGTTTGCTGTACGTCGAGAAGGCTGCATGGCCTGCGCGCGCCAAGTCGGCGGTGTCGCCTGTGATCTTGGCCGAGACGACCGCCAGCACCGAGGGGTGCAACGCGTAGGTGTTGACGCTGTCCAACAGGGTCAGATACGTCGCCTCACGCGAGGAACCGTCGTGGATGGTGAGGCTCATCCGCGCAAAGCGCCGGTGGGCCTCGTTGATGTAGCGGACAAGCGTCCTGTCCGTCCAAAGCTGATCGGATGGCCCGTCGATCTGGGAGGATCGGTCACGCAGGATGTTCTCCCGCAGTTCCTCAAGGAGATCGCCGAGCTGCATCGTCAGTCCTCTGTGGCTGCCACCTTGCGCACCAGACGGAAGGGGAAGCGAAGCCGCGAAGACGTACCGACAACACGGCCAGTCGAAGGGTCCACCTGCGGCGCATCATAGATGGCGTTTTCGAGGATTTCAACAACGCCGACAGGCACGTCCACGTTTTTGCCCGGCTGGATCAGATAAGCGCGCCCGTTGAGGGACACGAACAGTCCAGACGGCGGAATGGCGTCGTTTTCTTCGACGTTGATCCGCACCGTCTTGGTTGGGGTGTTGGAGAGCCCGGCGAGGTTGGGCTTCTGCGGTTTGATCGGCTCACTCATTTTTCATCGTCCTCCAGTAATGCAGCCGTGAAGCTACTATCGAAATCGTCGTCCGGCAAGGCCTTATCGAGGTTCTTTTCCAACCACTCCAGCACGTCCGCCACGTTGGCGAACACGAACTCGCGGGTCGGATCAACCCACGGCACGCTGTCTTTCCGCTTGCGGTTCGCGGCCTCGATCTTGGGGTCGTCAACCGAGATGGTATAGCCGTTGGCGAGGCGCTTAATGCGCACATAGTCAGTCATGATGCTAGCTCCGCAGTCCGTGTACGCACCTACAAAAATGGGGGAGGGGTATTAACCCTCCCCCTAGTGGAAACGTCTGGGAGGACGTTAGCCGAGAATTTTGTAGATGATGTTCTTGGCCGAAGCCGCGAGCGCTGCCGAGAGCGTGATGGTGGAGCGACCGTCGAAGGTGGTGACCGCGATGGCCGAGGTGGCGTCGAGGGACGAAGCGCCGGCCACGATGCTCTTGAGGGTGTGGGTGGCCGACATGCCACGGTTCCACCGCCACACGATGCCATCGGTCTCGTTGATGATCTCGATCTCCTGCGGCGCAAAGCCGAGCGGGATCGACACATCGTTGCCGTCCGACGTGAAATAGCCGGTCAGCAGGTCGGGGTTGGTGCTGTAGAAGGGGTTGCCCAGCAGAGTGCCGGGGCCGGTATAGGTCACCGGGAACGCGGGAGCGTGCAGGGCAACGTCGATAACGTCGATGGTCATGATGCTGTCTCCGAATAGTTACTGTGGAAATGGGGGCCGAAGCCCCCACCCAGATTAGGCCGAAACGACGACTTCGAGACGCGCCATGAACGCGTCTTGCAGGATGACGGTCGCGGTCCACAATTTCCAACCGACAGTTCCACGCTGGCCCAGCGGATCGCCGGAGACGGGCTTCGGGTTGACCACCATGGGCGTCATGGCCGACTTGCCTTTCAGCGGGACAATGCCGAAGGCATCGCGACCGAAGACGAGGATCGGATACACGTCGGCGTTGGTGCCGGAGGTCGAGCGGAACGCCGCGCTGGAGACGGCAGCGCCGGCATCGGCCCACGGGGTAAACACGGTGGAGGTCAGATAGCGGACCTGCTCCAGAGAGCCGATCTCGCCCTCGAACGGCGTGGTGTGCGGGCCGTAGTCGGCGACGACCTTGAAGCCGGCGATGCTGCGGAGATCGGTTTCCACGTCGGGATGCACGATGGCCATGTAGGACGCTTCGACCGACTTCGTATTGAAGTCCGCCGTGGAGCCGACAACCTGCGTGATCTTCTTGGCGTTCTGACGGTTCAGAGCCGTGGTCACCGCACGCTGGTCAGCGAGGGTAATCGCGGTGGCGACGAGGGAGCGCGAAGCCACCTTGCCGGCCAAGAAGACGTTCAGACCGGCCTTGAGGACGTTGAAGCGCAGGGTCTCGACGGTGACCGCCGCCTGCTCGCCGAGAATGTCGGTCGTCTGCTGGAGGATCGGATCGGTATGGGTGTCTTCGATCACGTCGGTGATGGTCACGAAGTCGCCATACTGCGCGAGCTGCACCGTATAGTCCTGGTTGGCGAGGGTCGATCCGTTGGGCGTCACGCCTTCGATGAGGGGCGTGGTGGCCAACGGGATATAGAACGCGGAACCGTTGGTGTTCGTACCAGCCGAACCACCCGCGCCTTGCAGGAAGTAACGGCGGAACTTGGCGGTCTGCGTGGAGTTGGTCGGCAGGGGGTAGGTCTGGCCGAACTTCTCGATGTGGAGATAGGGCATCGCGCGCTTGAGCAGACGCACCACCGCATAGGCGGCGACTGCGGGCGAGATGTCACCATAAGACGTAATCTGAGGCATACGTGGCTCCTCTTATCAGGATCAAAGCTCTTTGGCGAACTGCGAGAACGCCCCATCGAAGTCAGTGGGGTCCGATCCTCGCGCGACCGCCGTGCGTTTTGATGCGACTGGGGCCAGCGCAGCAGCCGCTCGTTTGGCTGTGTCAGGCAGCTCGACATCTTTCTTGGTCGTGACCGCCACGGGGGCCGCCGCAGCGGGTGCCGCGCCTGTCGCCGTCCGGTAGCGGGTGATGAGATCAGCGACCTCATCGACCGTGCCTTCTTGGATAACATGCTCATACGCAGCACGCAAGTAGGCCGGCTGCGTTCCGACCCAATTTACGACCTTATCGCGCACATCGTCGTAGTCCGGCACCACCTTGTGCAGATTTTCGACGTGGGTCGTCTCGACAACACCGCCGAGCGCCTCCTGAATGGGGCGCAAAGCCTGCGCAACCTGCGAAAAGATATGCTGCACGAGCACTTGGTTCTCCGCACGCCGCCGCAGGGCCTCAGCCCGCGCGACCTCGGGGAAATCCGCCTCATAATCTTGCAGCAGCTTGGCTTCCACGTCCGTAAACAGCGCCGGGGCCTGCTGCTGGGTCTGCTGCTGGGTCTGCTGCGGGGCCGGAGCGGCAACCTTCTGGGTCAGCGCCTCGACAAAGCGGTTCATCAAGCCGTCATCGACCGCCGGGGCCTTGGGCTCCTCGACAGCCACCACGGGCTCCTCGACAGCCACCACGGGCTCCTTGGTCACCGGATCAAAGTTGGTTTGCTCGGGCGGCGCGGGCTCCTCGACCGCCGCCTTTGCGATCTCAGGCTGAACCGAGGCGGCGTCCGGCGCATCATCCTGCGTTGCGAGCTTGAACGCTTCCGCGAACGTATCGACCGGCTCTTCGGCCTTGGTCACAGTGGTCTCCAGCGCCTGCGTGGTCATTTTCTCGTCTCACCTTGTTTGAGGGGCACCCGTTGTAGGTCCGCGATCATCTCGTTATACGCGCGGGCCTTGCCTTGTCGAACCAGAAAGTCTTCCGGGGCTGAATTTACCAGCTCATCCTTGGCCTTGTCCAGCCGGTAATTGAGCAGTCGGATCAGGTCCGAGTGGACCGGCGTCCCCTTGAGGTTGCTGATCCGGTCCAGCAGCTCCGTCAACTGCTCCTTGTTGAGCTTGTCCACCACCCGATACTCCTTGCACCATGAGTTGCAACGCGGTCTCGACACGATGCGCGTCCGCTGCGACGTTATTCTTGTTGCCAGCCGCGATGTTCTTGTACGCATCGGCCAGCAACTTGCGGGTCTGGGCCTGCTGCGCAGCGGTTGCGAGCTGCTGCTGCTGGTCCTGCTGCTGCGAACGCTGCGCTTGATTACGCGCAACCTCGTCTTCGGGCAACAAGAGGTCGGCCAAGTCCCGCGTCAACATCCGTTGCCGGACAAGCGCACGCATATCGACATGATCCTTCTCCTCCGGCGTCAGGGTCTGCGCAAGCTGGTCAACCTGCATACCACGAACCTCCTTCGCAATGAGCGAAGTCGCGCCACGCGCGATGATATTATAGTCACCCTCGTGGGCCTTGTCGGGGTTGAACGCCCGGTTGAAGCACACAAGGCTCTGGATCAGGCTCTGGGTGAGCCGGTCGAACTGCCGCACAATGTCCTTGAACGGCAGCGCAGCATCCCCACGCAGCATGGAGGCTCCAGCCGCCGTGCGCATGGGTTCGGAGGGTGACTGCGCCATGTCGCCGCCGGTCGCAGGCCCCACGAAGGTCTCCTGATCGGCAAATTTCATGAACAGCTCGATCACCTTGAGCAGCTCGTCCAGATGACCGTTGATCTCGACGTTGCGGACAGCCGGGAACTGCGCATCGGGGCCGGTGCCCTCGCGATACCACATCTTGTATGCGGTCGTGGACGCCAAATCCTGATCGCCGCGCAGCAGATCGGTGTTCAGTTCGAGGTTCGGCCCGCAGATCACCGACGCATTGTCCAGCAACATGCGGGTCGCCGCGCTGATGGCCATCTGACTGTCGCGCACAATGTTGGGGAGCCCCTGACCCAGCGGGGACGTATCGTCCTCATCGAACAGGAACGTGTGGAGCGTCTTGACCTGCATGTCGAGCTTGCGCCACGTATTGAGATCGGCCTTGATGACGTTGCCGGCGATCATCCAAATCTCGGCCTCAAGGTCATCGGTCAGCTTGTCGTCATCGACATCCACCCCACACATACGCAAGAAGTCACCGGACACCATGCCGTGCCATGTGACGATCTCGTATTTCATGGTCTCGATCTTCATCTCATTGACGTTGGTCCGAACGCCCATGGTGCGAAGCTCGGTCTCATACTCCGTGGGGCGGTAGTTGCCCACCGTATTCGTCTTGAGATAGTCCTTGATCTGGTCCGCGAAGAAGTCCTCGCGATCAGCCAGTGCACGCACCTGCGCCTTGGACATGGCGGTGCGCGTGAAGTAGCCGTCCATGCCGTCCAGCGTCTTGGCGCTCATGTCGGGATAGAAGTCCCACACCGGCAGGAACTCGAACAGCGGCTTATACCGCGTGCGCTCGGTCACCACCGGCTTATTCGTCATGGGCTCCAGAGACACGTCCACCTGCTTGAACGACACGGCATACGGCCCCCGCAGGACGCCGACGCCATAGATGATGCCGGACTGCACAGCCTTCCGGTTGAGCGCCACGTAATCCGACGACTGATTGCCGCCGATCTCTTGGAGCTGATCCTTGATCGTGTCGATAAGCTCATCCGCACGCTTGCGCGCGAGCCGCTGCATCGCGGTGTTGACATACTCGATACTCA